TATTACTGCTATCTGGAGAGGGGCGGTAACTTCCCGGCTATTTGCAAGCACGTCGCGGGTGTCTTTACGGCGCTGGCGTATGGGTCGCACGCCTACTCAGCCGGAGACGAGTTATCAGCGGAAGTTGTCGGGACCGGCTTGGAGTTGTTCATTAATGGCGTGTCCAATGTGACATCAACTGATAGCGCGATTGCATCCGGCAAGCCTGGCGTCGGGTTTTATGGTCCTAGCGTGACGGACGGCACGGTTATCTTCGATGATTTCTCGATGGGCGATTTTAATGTGCCGACAGGGATGGTGCATCGGGCCTTATTGCTAGGAGTAGGGACATAATGGCCGACAATATCGAACTCAACGCAGGATCAGGCGGGGCTGTCATTGCCACCGATGATGACGGCACGGCTCAACACCAGTACGTCAAGCTTGAATGGGGACCGGACAATACACAGACCAAGGTGAATACTGGCGCATCGGCCCTTCCGATTCAGGACGGCGGGAACACCATCACGGTAGACGGCACAGTTGTGGTGACTGGCGTCGCAACAGAAGCCAAACAACCGGCCCTTGGTACCGCAGGGACGGCCTCGGCGGATGTGATTACCGTCCAGGGTATCGCCTCGATGACGGCGCTCAAGGTGGATGGCTCCGGCGTCACACAGCCAGTTAGCGGGACATTCTGGCAGGCTACTCAACCAGTGTCACTGGCGTCGGTTCCGTCGCACGCAGTCACCAATGCGGGAACGTTTGCCGTGCAGGTGGACGGCAGCGCACTCACCGCCTTACAGAAGATTGATGACCCCGTGCTGGTCGATGACGCTGCTTTCACGCCTGCGACATCGAGCGTCATGATGGCTGGTTTCCAGGCTGACGAAAGCTCAACCGATAGCGTCAACGAAGGTGATGCTGGTGCGGGCCGCATGACACTAGACCGAAAGCTGATCGTGACGCCTCAGCCGCACAGCGCGGGGGGGTTGAGCATCTTCCGCAGCTTGGATTTGGACGAATCGGAAGAGGAAGTTTCTTCCGCTGCCTGCTCGGTGTATGGGGCCTGGGTGACGAATACTGCGACGGCTACAAGATGGTTGAAGTTTTACAACGCCACTGCGGCCAGCGTCTCAGTCGGTACTACAACGCCGGTCATCACCATCGGCATCCCTGGCAATACCAGCGACGACATTAGTGCAAACTTCGGGCCTGGTGGTATGGGCGTGAGCTTCGGGACCGCTCTGTCGGTGGCGGCTACGACTGGCGTAGCCGATAGCGATACTGGCGCACCAGCCGCAAACGATGTCATTGTCAACATTTTCTACAAGGCGTAACGATGTTGCTCTGGATTAATAACTTGCCAGACCCCCCAGCCGGTGGCGGGGTGGTTGTTGCCAGCGGGCGCAGGGTGCGCCTCCTGACCGTCATAGGAGCCGGAAGCTAATGCCACTCTATCAACTGCAATGCCCGAACGGGCACCAGGAAGACCAGTTCTGCCACCATCCGGACGACAAGGGCTGTCGCACGGCGCTGTGCCCAATCTGCAACGAGACGATGGGCTATGTCGTGGCGTACGGGGCGGGTTCCTGCTATTTCGAGGAAGGGCGCGGGCGCTGGATCGAAAACCTTGGCGAGCATCCGGTGTTCGTGACTTCGCCGGAACAGCATCGACGGTTGATGAAGCAGAACGGGGTCGAATGGGCGACGAAGGGAAGGGGGATGCCAGGACAATGGAGCTAAAGAATATGAAGATGACGGAAACGCTCGCCTGTGTGAGTTGCCCGAGCGCGCGGTTTTATACGATGTTCAACCTCAAGACGCATCCGAACGGCGGGACCGGCCCGTCTCCGGCAGGCTATCGCTGCGCCGATTGCGGGGCCGATGTGGATGTGGAGCGCATGATGCAGCGGCACGAACGCGAGAAGAAGCGGAAGGAATATGAGGCGTTGAAGGACGAATTAGAACCGAGCAGCGCACCGGAGCCGGTGAAAAGTGCAAAAACTTCTAAGTGAACCACATTCCTCTTGCATAACGCAAGCGAAAAGTGTAGAGTGCTGGAACGAGTTTCGCTGCCCCTGCTGTAAGGCCTTGTTATTTAAGGGCCGCTTGATCGGTGAAATTAAATGCCGCAAGTGCGGTAAGTTGATTCAGACGCAGTAAGCCCACCTAGAGGCACTCCCCCACATTGAGCCCTTGAGGCCATTCGTAAGGATGGCCCATGGACGAATTCGATTCGGGAACGGCGACCGACACCGCCCCGCAAGGTCTGGACTCCCCAGAACCTACGGGCGAGGTGCAGGCCAGCGCGACCCCGGCTGTTGAGACTCCAGCCGCGTCACACGAAGAGAGTTTCATCGACCCCTCCCAGCTCCCCGACGACATCAAGCCGCACTGGAAGCGGATGCACGCCGCGTATACCAAGACCCGCGAGGATTTGAAGCGCGGGCGCGAGGCGTATTCCGAGATCCAGAAATTCTATTCCGACCTTGAGTATCAAGAACGCATTCTGAACCAGGTGGCTACGCAGCGCGGCTACAAGCTGGTCCGACCGGGAGAGCAGCCTTCTGCTCAACCGTCCGTGACCGGCTCGCAACCCGCTGGGCAAGCACCGGCAGACTTCGTGGAAAAAATCAAGGTCAACCTGGCGCCGGAACTTCAGTGGATGGCTCCGAGCCTGGCGGCAACCCAATGGGCGGCGGTGCAGACCGCGATCCAACCGCTCATGCAGGAACGCCAGCAGGAGCGACAGTCCACGCGAGCGCAGGAAGAGGCCGCGATTGATGCCGAGTTGGGCACCAAATTTCCAGGCTGGGAAGCGGAAGAAGAGAACATGAACGAACTGCAAGCCTTCTTGCAGAGCGGAGCCATGCGGCATCCCAAATTCGGGAACCGCAAGGAAGTGCTCTACAAGGCGTCGCAGCTCTTGGCCGGACATCAGGGCCATGTGGTGCAGGACTATGCGAAACGGACCTCAGAAGCCGCTCGCAGCCGCACCGTGAGCAGCAACGCCGCAAGACCAGGCATTGACAACATCACTGAACAAATCCGAAAGGCTCCCAATGCGCGGGACGCCTTTGCCATTGCCGCGAAGGTGGGCATGGAAGAGGCGAAACGGCTGGGCGCGAATCTGTGAAAGGCTAACCCATGGCAGGACCATCTAGTTTAACCGACGACTACGGGTTACTGCTAAGTTCGACCCTTCGAGCTTATCAGTCCCGCATTCGCGACAACATCGGCAAGGGCAATAAGTTTATCGGCTGGCTCGACAACAAGGGCATGTGGAAGAAGCAGGACGGCGGCGAGCGCATGTCCTTGCCCCTCATGTATGAGTTGAACAGCACGGCAGACATCTACTCGGGGTACGGCGTCCTCGATACCCAACCGCAGGACGGCCACACCACGGCGTTTTATGAGTGGTCCCAGATGTCCGTCTCCATCTCCATTTCCCGCAAAGAGGAACGGCAGAACAGCGGCAAAAGCAAAATCCTGAGCATGCTGGAAGCCAAGACCAAGCAGGCGGAAGGCTCGCTCAAGGAATTGCTGAATAACTGCATCGTGGCGGGACGCATCACCGCGTCATCGAACCTCGGGCAGTTCACCGCACGACGTGGCGGACTGGACACCTCCGCAGTCGGCCCGTTGCCCCTGGCTGCCCTGGTCGATGCTAACCCGACCAGATCAGCGGCCATCGGGAACATCAATCCCAATACCTATGCGTTCTGGGCGAACCAGGCTGATTCCAGCTCGGCGTCCAGCTTCGCCGGCCTCAAGGCCGAACTCAACAACCTGTATAACGACTGCTCCAAGGGGCAGGGCGGGGTGCCGGATCTCATGTTGAGCGATCAGGTCGCGTGGGAAACCTACTGGCTGGCGCTGCAGAACCAGGAACGCTACGTCATCACCGACAGCCGAACAGTGGACATCTTGGGCGGTACCGATGCCCTCAAGTTCCGCAAAGCGGCCTGGATCTGGGATGAAGTGGTGCCCGATGTCGAAACGACCGCGAACCCCATTGACTCGATTGGGTCCGTGACAACCTCCAACGTCTGGATGCTGAACACGGATTTCATCGAGTTCATCAGCGACAGTTCCACCGATTTCATCACGACTCCCTTTGTGCGGCCCGAGAACCAGGACGCACGAGTGGCGCAAATCCTCTGGATGGGCGCATTGGGTGTGAGCAATCGGCGCAAACACGGCGTGTTGTACGGCATCGCCCGCAACATCGCTTCCTAATTGACGAACGAAGGAGTTTGACCCATGGCAATGTTTCAACGAGTCAACCGCAGTGACCCCGAACGGGCCTTCATCGCCGTTCTGTCTAACGAATCCTGCTCCGCAGATGACGCCTGCATTTGGGAAACCGCCTCGGCGTCCATTGACGGCGTGAAGGTGCGGCAACCGGATACCGGCCTGCTCCATGCGTTTGTCGGCGTGGCGGATGCTGCCATTACTTCGGGCACCTATGGCTTAGTCCAGGTGTACGGGTATCGGAGCACCAGCCGCGTGTTTCAGACCAACACGTCTCAGGATACCGGAGCCGTGCTGGTCCCGACAGCGGGCGCGGCCTATATGGCGACGGTGGCGAGCTCCACGACTTCCTCGGCGAACGTGACGCAACAGCCGGTCTTCGCTGTTCTGGCGGAAACCATCGCGTCCAGCTCAGCTAGCGCAACGATAAGCGCGAAGCTTTTCTTAAGAGCGATGTAGTTCATCGGGGGGTGAGCCACCACGGGCACCCCCCACTTTTCACGTAGGAGGAATATGGAGTACGCGCCGATCTTTCAGCCGACGAACGTCATTGAGCGTCTAGCCCACCGATGGATGTCATGGTGGCACGGAGAAGGCGCACCCCATCAGTATCGGTACCACCGTTGCAAGGGATGCCTGAAGCTGCTGACCTGGAATGTGATTCGCAAAGGCGGCTGTGATTGCCTGATTGATAAGCACATTGTGCCGGCCAAGTTGAGCTTTGCAGAGAAATTCAGAATTTTGGTGATGCCGTGGACGCTGTAGTTTTAGAGCTAAGGAAGCAGAAATGCCGTCTCTGCCAAGAGGTGAAAGGTATTGACGAATTCCACCGCGCTAATCGTCGTAATGGGAAGATTGGCCTATGGCGTCAATCATATTGCAAGCAGTGCGTCGTCTCAAACAACAGGGAGCGGAGGTGGCAACTTCGCAAGCAAGTCATCGCTGCCTATGGTGGGCAATGCGCCTGTTGCGGGGAATCGCACCCTGAATTTCTGACGATTGACCACATCAATGGAGGTGGTAACAAGCACAGAAAATCACTCGCCAATACAAGTTCGCAGTGTTTTTACATGTGGCTCAAAAAGAACGGATTTCCGAAAAACGAATTCCGCTGTTTGTGCGCCAACTGCAATTTTGCCAGAGGATATAAGGGCTACTGCCCACATGAAAGGGAGGCCAATGTCCGAGCCCAGGGAAACTAGAATTTTATTCGCTGCTACGAATTACGGTCCAATGTGGAAGCCAGTCGTAGAGAGTTGGCTTGCGTGCGTTGGGCACACTCAAAGGTTTTTCCATATGGAAACACCTGGCACGCGGGAAATTGCTGGCGCTGCTATCACCGATCGTATGTACACGCACTCTGCCGAGAATGCCATTGCTGAGTCATTCCTGAATGCCTATCCAAGGCTCACACATTTATTTTTGAGTGAATGCGACATGATCTTGCCGCATGACGCCATCGTGAAGTTGCTGGAAGTGGATCAGCCGGTTGTGAGCGGGGTGTACTTCCTTCGCAAGGGCCGTGGACAGCCCTGCCTCTACGTCAAGACGCACACGACCAAAGATAACCCCTACGTGCATTCTCCTGTGAGCCTGTTCCCTACGGACCGGCCCTTTGCGCTGGACCCGAACGGGCACGGGGGATGCCCTGGGCTTGGCTGCGTGCTCATCCGCCGTGAGGTGCTTGAGGCCGTACCCAAGCCCTGGTTTGACCTGAAAGAGAACTATTACGGCAGCGATATGTATTTCTGGACGAAGGTGCGAGACGCAGGCTTCAACGTCTGGGTCAATCCTGCCGTGCAATGCGGCCAAATCGACTACGAAGTCACGAGCCTCAAGGATTACGAAACTCGGATACAGGAGGACAAAGATTTTGCCGCAAGCGGATACATTGTTGGAACCAATGGTTGGTCCGGTGCCCACCGGAGGATTCAACCTGAACCTGGGCGCGGGGAAAAGTAGTCGGCAACCGGGCATCCTGAATTGCGACCTTTACCCAGGGCCGAACATTGACCACGCCTTCGACCTGACGAAGCCCTGGCCGTTTCCCGATCATTCAGTCGCGCACATTTACTTGTGCCATGTCTTGGAGCATTTAGCCGACCCCAAAGCCTTCTTTCGGGAGGCGCACCGCTGCTTGCAGCCGAACGGGACGCTATTAGTCCGCGTGCCCTATGGCGGGCATCGTGCGGCCTGGTGGGATCTCGAACATCTGCGCCCCTGGTTCGCGGAGAACTTCGCCATGCTCCAGCCGGGGTACGCCATGGCTGTCGGCAACCCGCAACATGACGCCTGGGCCTATCCCTACGGCGTGTCCATCGTACAGCTCCGCATCTCCTACCGCTTGGCCCGCTGGATGCGCCGCTGGTGGTGGAAATGGGTGTTCTCGCTCTTTCCCCATCTCTTCGATCCTGAAATAGAAGAACTCTGGGCACATCTCTACGCGCTCAAAACCGATGATGCAGTGCAGCAGTACCAGAAAGATCACAACCCTATTGTGGTCGGCGTGACCTATTCCGCTTGGGATCACCACCTGACCGATAAGGCCCCAGGCAACGCCTTGCAGCTGCGCGACCTGATCGGCGGCATCGCCATGAACGGCTATATCGGGCGCGTGCTGGGGATGGAAAAAGCTGGGGGCACTTGTAATGGCCTATAACGATCCTGTCGGATCCACGCAGCTGGTCAATCATCCATTCAATGATTTCAGTGCGTTCTTTTTCGGCAGCGCTGAGATTGTGCAGGACGCGACCGCGCCCGTGTCACCACCGAATGTGATGAAAAGCACACTGCCAGCCTTCGCCTACCAGGGCGGGACGCAGCTCAATCTTTCCATCGGCTCGCCGAGAACCGATATGTATTGCCGGATAAATTGGCGCACGAATGCGGGATTTCAGGGACGCCGCGCACAAGATAAGTTATTCTTCATGCGAGGGCCAGACAGTAACGGATTCTTCGGGTTGCTGGGTGGGCCTACCAAGGGCGGGCCGTTTACCTTCTATTTCGGGCACAACTCGGGCAACGTCGATAACTCCCATACCATGTCTTCGGATTTGGGGCTGATTGGCTATCCGAATGTTGGCAGCGGCGTCATTACGGCAGGACAGTGGACGATCCTTGAAGCCTACGTGAAGCGCAGTACTACGCTGACCTCACGCGATGGCATTGTCAAATGGTGGGTGAATGGGGTTCCAGCCGGGAGTTATACGAACATCAATTATGGCCCATCCGGATTGAATGAATGGATTTGGACCGAAACCTGGGACGGATGCGGACGGAATGGCGCGAATTGCGACATTGGCACCTCGGCGCTTGCCGTCAACACGGTGGAATGGGCGCATTATGTAGACCACCTCTATATTTCCTCTGGCGGGACATTGGTACCTGGCGGAACCCCGCCGCCAGAGCCAGACCCGACCCCGCAGCCGCAGGTCGTTCTGCAGGGTTTAACGCCGGCCAATCAGAGTGCGGTGGTCGGCACGGCCAAACAATTCACCATCAGCATGAGCGGGCCGGTACTCTCTTCGACCTCACTCTTCACGAACTCCAGCGCTCCATCGGTCGCCACCGTGCCCGCTTCGGTCAATATCCCGACTGGAAGCGCGACGGCCTTAGTTACGGCAACGCCTGTGGCCATTGGCTCGACCACCATCACGACCAGCTACAACGGCGTGACGAAAGGGGCCACCCTGCACGTCACCGCCGCGCCGACCACGGGCGGGGCACCGACAACCTACACCTACACCACGGACTTTTCCAGCACGCAAGGGCCGAATTGGTATTACTTAGAGGGGAACGGCACGCAGATGACCTATATCGGCGCATCCAGCCTCTGGCGCGGGTCCGACACGGCGGGCGGCAGCGTGCAGTTGATCTGGGGCGATGGCTTCCATCCTGGCGGCACGCAGCCTTCCATGTTGCGCTTTGTGGTCCCGCTGGCCGGCAGCGCTCAAATTACCGGCGCGTTCAACGATGTGGACACGGGCGGCGGAACAGGTGTAGTGGCGCGGGTCAATTATAACGGAAGCACGATCTTCACCCGCACGATTGCCAACGGAGATAGCACGGGCGGGGATTATGATGTGACGCAAACGGTCGTGGTAGGAGATTTCATTGATTTCGTCGTGAGTAATCAGACGGGGGATTATACCCATAACTCGACAAGCCTTAATCCAGTCATCACGATTACACCGGCGACCTCTCCGCCAGATCCTACGACCGAACCGGAGCCGCCTGTTACCGTCACCGACCTGTTTGCCTCGACAAACGCGCCAATTGTGCCGGTAGCGTTTACTATGACCGTGCGGCTATCCAGGGCGGTGACGGTGGACACTGCCGTGGAAATCCGCGTGGGTAGCTCCAGCGTGTTGACCGCGCCAACATCTGTTACGGTCGCCATCGGGACTTCAGAAAAGAGCTTTACCGTCACGCCCATTGCGGCGAGCCTGGTAGCGATTGAGGCCGTCCTGAATGGCACCAAGCGCGTCACGTTGAACGTGCAGCCTGCCCCATCCACGACGCCGCCAGATATAGACACAGGGCCGGTAACTGACCCGTTATTGCCCACTATTGTGCGTGCAATTATCCCAGTTCCTGACGGGGCTTCCCTGATCCTGAGCCAGCGGGCGCTGGCCCTGGCCTTTAAGTACGATGCGCAGCCGGAGTGGGTGGCGATTACTGACTTTCCTCCGTCATCCTCTGAATATGTGCATACCTTCACCTGGCCGTCCGGGACCACGACGATTTGCTACAGGGCCAAAGCAATAGACGGAACCTGGGGAGCTTCATCCTGCGTGCCGTTTGTGGCGACCCCACCGACCCCGCCGCCTCCGGTGGTCAATAAGGCCATTATCGACAGCGCGGGGATTCGTTGGCAGCTCACCGGCAAGAAATCGCCCTACGAGCTGAAGCGGAACGGCTCGACGATGGACAATACTTACGGAGTGGCGCTGCGCAAGTCCGGTGATGGCTACATGGAACTGCTGCAGGCCAACGGCGTCTGGATCAGGCGGAACGGGAACAGCTGGGAGTTTGTGGCATGATCTTCGTCCACCACGCAGGCAAAATGGGGGATCTCCTCTATGCGCTGCCAGTCTTGCGGGCTCTGGCTCGAATCGATCAGACCAAGATTCACCTCACCACATCTGGCCTCTGCTGGCAACTTGTGCCGCTCCTGTGGGAGCAGCCTTATATCGGGGACGTGGCCCTGGATGACACCCGCGCCTATGAAATCCCGTTCGGTGCCGGTGTCACCAACCATTGGAACCATTACGCCCCAGGCGAAGGTATCAACCTCAGCCTCCAGCCCAAGCATTACGACCCCGATTGTCCCATCAACTGGACCCAGGCATATGCTTGGATCGCTGGGGTTGAGGTACAGCCGGAAGATTACCTAGGCCTGCCGTCTCTCGTGAATCACCGCCGCTGGTTTCAAAGTGTGGATTGTCGCTTAGATGGCAAGAAGCAGGAAGTGACCAAGACTATCGTGGTGGCTCCCGAAGTCGAAACCCTGGAGCCTGCCCCATCCGAAACCTGGACGAAGATCATTGACGCGCTCACGGAAAACTACAGAGTCATCCTTGTGGGGCAAAAGCATGAACCCAATTACCACCATAAGATCATGGCTTGGGCTGGCACCAAGAATACGCACAAGCTCAGCGACATGCGAGGCTGCACGACCGTGCCAGCACTCGCCCGCATTATTGCTGAGTCGTCCGGCTTCATCGGCGCTCACTCTATGCCATGGCATCTGGCTAGGCTCAGCGGCGTACCGGCCTTCTGCTTTCAGAAGTGGCGGGAAGGGTTGCGGCGCTGCATCCCGATAGACACGGACCCGAACCTGTGTCCCTGGCCGGAAGAAATCGAGGACTGGCACGCTGCCATCGAGTGGATCGAATCACAGACAGGAGGGCTCACCCATGCCGTTCAGGAATGACGAATTTTTACGCAAGGCCCGTATTACGCTCTACTACGATGCCGACTCGAAAAACCTCTTGTCGCATTGCAAGGTAGAGGCGTTCGATAGTGCCTCTGAATACGATCACGGCTCAGAATACTATGTCCCGTTCACGCTCAGTATTGGATTGCTTGACAAGATGGACAAGCCGTTTCAGGTCTGCATCGAACAGAAAAAAGACGGCGCGTTTCCCTCCAATGCCACCAAGGGGCAAGCGGTGGGCACGGTTGAGATTCACCAGTACGGGAACCTGTGAACCGAGGCGCACTGATAGATCGTATTCTGACCTCGCTCAACGAGAACCCGATTGCTCCGGTGTTCTGGAGCCGTGCGGAAATGGCCGACGTGCTGCAGGACGGTATGGAAGTCATGGCCGAGGAAATCATGGCGTTGAAACGGTCGGCCTTTGTCGGGCTCGGCCCTGGCAAGCTCTACTACCGGACGCGAGGCATTGCCAAAGACTTTCGCGTGCCCTATCGCCTCTGGCTGTCCAGCAATAACCGCAAGCTCATTCCTGTCACCGTGGAGCAGCTTGACGGCTTTCACCAGCAATGGTCAACCGTGACCGGCGACCCTGAATACTGGGCCCCGATGGGCTATGACTGGTTCACGATCTTTCCCCATCCGGCACAGGGCGGGGGCGTCTTGCGTGTGGACTATCTCGCATGGCCGCGTGTGCTCGGCGGCGATGACGACAAGCCGGAGTTTCCCGAATCCGATCACGATACCCTGGTGACCTATGGGATTTATGACGGGTTACTGAAGCGCTGGGCCGCGCCGGAAGCCATGACGATCTTCAGCACCTTCCTCGAAAAGCTGGGCGAAGCCAAGCCCAAGAGCGGGGTCAATCAACTCAATGGCCGGACCTGGCAAAAGCAATCGGCACAGGCAACTGGGTTTCGTAACGGGATCGGGTGGAGGGATAACAGGTGACGGTTGCCGCTGAACTCCTGAAGGTCCGCGATAAGCTGCACGATGCCACCGGCATCCTCTGGACGGATGACGAATTGCTGGACTGGTTCAATGACGCCTATGAACGGTTCCTGGCGGAAACGCGCTGCGTGACGGAACTGTACCAAATGGACCTGCCCCCGCGTTATGCCTTCACCTACTGCTACGAGTGGGAAGATGCGTTTTGCAGTGAAGGGCCAAGCCGGATGATGCTGCTACCGGCGCTCAACGGTACCTACCGCTGCACCTCTGCATGGGAAGTGGAATTTCTGGAAGGCGTGACGCCGACGATTAGCGAGCACGGCATTACGCAGATGTGGGAACGGTCGTTGATGTCCACCGACCGGCACTATCAAGTGACGCTCCCGCAGAATCACGAAATCATCCAGCGGGTCGCCTTCAATAACCGCGTGCTCTACCCCTCAACGGTGCGCGAACTTGACGAGCTACGCACCAAGTGGTACCAACAAGGCACGCAACCACACTGGTGGACCAATGGCACGGGCAGAGTCAACACGGTCGAAATCTATGAAATCCAAACGGAGTACAGCCAAGCCTACGCGCCGCTCGACTACGAGGATTTTGGCTTCGCAAGAGCGTTCAGCGGTTCAAGGACTTACGAGGTTCAGTCAACTGCGCCGAACGCCTACGCGTACACAACTTCAGGCGACGGTCAAGCACTTGGTCTTGCTGGGACTGCACTCCTATCTGGCCTTGGCTGGAGATTCACGCTCGCTTCGACTGGCTCGGGCAATCGTTTCTGCGTCCACGCCTGGGAAAAAGAACTCCTAGAAGGCTCCACCACCTTCACATCCTCTCCAGGCTACGTCTGCACGTATCATTGGGAATATCTCATGGTCAACCAGACGCCTCCGGCGTTTGGGGTCGGCACCATCCGCAGCATTGAATCCGAAGATCGCCAATACTGGGCGCAGAACGCCAGCAACAGCGCGGCCTTTTATGGCGGGATTCGCCAGTTCCAAAGCTCGGACGATGCGCTCGAAATCTGGCATACCGTCATCCCGCGTGTGGAGCTGACCGCCTACGACACGCCTGATCTGCTGCCCGCACAAGCCTATAAATATCTGCGCTATTTCACCTTATCGAAAGCCTTTGGGCGACAAGGGCCAGGCATGAACCTGCAGCTGTCTACGTTCTACAAGGGCCAATATGATAGAGGCGTGCAAGCGTGGTCGCGGCTGACGAACATTGCCAAGGAAGATCAGATCTTAGGGCGGGAGATGGCGGAAGATGCACGCTCAGCCAGGATGCCGCCGGTCAGGCTGCCAGCGAGCTTTGAGGCGTTTTAATGACGGCGCATATCCCATTCCATGTAGGCCCAGGCAATGAGCCAACCGAGAATGGCGAAAAGTTTGAGGATGTCAGCGAATTCCATAGGGCAATTATAGCATGATTCCCAGCACACTCAAAGGCCATGACACAGGCGGATTTCTCGGGGTGAATCTGCGCCAGGATCGCTTACGGCTCTCGGACGGTGATGTGGCGCGGGCGATCAATGCCGACCTCCACACGCAACCAGGGACACTCATCTTGCGGCTAGGCCGCACGCGGCAATTCTCAACCGCCTTGGCCGATATGGCTGTCAGGCGGCTGGCTCGTTATTACGGGGGTTCCCGTTATCGCGTGGCTGGGCGTTCACTCTACCGCGATCAGACGGCCATCTATGGCGGACTGTCCGGTGAACTCGTCACGACTATGGCCCCTATGCGACCGCTGAACGATAGCACCGTGTTTATGTTTATCGCCGATACCTCACGGATGCAGAAGGATAGCGGCACGGCCCTCTCGGACTGGGGCGTGGACCCGCCCTCGACAGCGCCCACTGTCGCAACCGGAGCCTCCACCGGCCTGACCGGAGCCTACAGCTTCCGCTATACCTATGTGCGCATCGTGGGTGGCACGCTGGTCTATGAATCCAATCCTTCCCCGGTGAGCGATACCGTCAACCCTGTCACGCAGGATATTGCGATTTCAGGACTCATCGACTCGACGGATAGCACGATTACGCACAAGCGGATTTACCGCACCGCTGCCGATGTCACCACGTATCTCTACGATCAGGACATAGCGGTCGGCACCACCACAGGCACCAGTAGCCAATCGGATACAGCCCTTGGCGGTGAGGTGGAAGTGGATAACGACCCGCCCCCACATGCCTCCTGGTGTTTCGGGTACCTGGAGCACATGTTTCTGCTGCGGGATCGGGATAACCCGCATTATCTCTGGTGGAGCAAGCGGTATCGGCCTGAGCAGGTGCCTGCCGAGAACTTCATTGAAATAGGGCATCCGCACGACCCGCTACAGTGCGGCGTGGCCTATGGCGGTTTGGCCGGCGTGTTCAGCCGCCTCACCAAGTACCGCATCCTCGGCAATACCACCTCCGGCTTTGTCCACCAGGAAGCCATGACGAAGCGCGGCACACCGGCATTTAATGCAGTGGAAGCGACGGAGCATGGGATTATCTTTCCAGGCCGTGACGGTATCTTTGTGACGCAGCTAGTGAGCCCTGACGTGGAAGTATCCAACGAGATTGAGCCCTTATTCCACGGCGAAGTGGTCAACGATTTTTACCCCATCAACTGGAATGCGGCCAATCAGTTTTCCTCTGCCGTCCATAAGGGCCGCTACTATCTGAGTTATGCCGATACCCGCAGCAGCGTGCCGAATATGCTCATGGTGTATAGCTTCGACACGAAACGCTGGTACTTCTACGACAGCCCCTTGCGTAGCTTCTTCGTGGAGGAAGAAATCAGCAAGTTGAGTGCCGGGACACAAACCGGCTTCGTCGTCTACGTGGAAGATGGATCGGATGACGAAGGCGATGATATTGCGATGGAAGTTGAGACGCGGGACTATGCTGGCGAAGAGGGTAGTAACGTCCTGAAGCTGTATCAATACCTGAAGGTGGACGCCGACACGCTGGGAGAGTACGTCAATATCGATTTCTACCTGGACGATACGCGACGGGCCACGCTGTATCTGGCGCACGATGGACGGACTAGCAAGCTCTACAACTTGCCGGCCAGTCTGCTGGGCTATAAGTGGCGGGCCAAAATCCGCTACACCGGCAGCGCCAGGGTGCGTATTTATAGTGCAGGGGCGTTGTATGTCCCGTTGAGTGCCGCATGAGCAACCGTGAATCTGAAGGCCCCATACAAGTCCTGGGCAACAGCCCGCAGGAGATTAACGATGCCCTGGCAACCATCACCAACCGCCTCGACCACCTCAAGGGCTTGCGAGGCCGTACCGAAGTCTGGGACCGCATCAGGGCCAGTGACCCGACGGCAGATCAGGACGTACTCACGCGGGGCAGCCTGCAGACGATTGCGCAAGTGGTGTTCATCGCCCCGCCTGGGGAATTTCTCATCCAAAAGCCAGGGCAAAGCCTGGTGGAGCCCTATACGGCCATTCGGCGGCGCTACAACTTTACGGGCGGGCAGGCCGGGACGGCTCGCCTCTGCGTGTTCGGCTGGGGCACGGAATCAGGGGCGAAGAATATACGCATCACGAATGGCGTTCACACCTTTTCGTCTCTTACGTGGTCGGGCAGCTCGCAGGCGCTGATGGTAACGGAGCCGGTGGCAATTAACGTGTCCGTGGATCTCCCGTTGAAGTTCCTCTGTGCAGTGAGCAGTGCGACGGAATCCTTGGTCCTCAATTGGGTGATGCTTGAGCTCGGAGGATAACACACAGATTCAGCTCTGGCCCTATATTCGCGGGCAGTATCCACGCGACACCATGTATACGATCTGGCGCATGGTGGAAGAGGCCAAGGCCGCTCCGCAGTTGTTTTGGGGCTCGCAAGACCCTGACACTATCAAGGGCGACCTGACAGCCATTGTGAAGTTCTTTGACGACCCGAACCGCGTCCTGGTCATGCTCGCCACGGAAGATCAGCAGGATTTGATAGGCTTCCTCTGGTTTGACGATTTCATCCCTGGCCTCCGCTGCTTCGGCTCTGTCTTTATCAAGCCCAAGTATCGCGGCAAGGTGGGCAACGCGGGGATCGTTCAAGCCTGTCAATACGTGTTCGATGCGCTGAACGTGCAGACCATTTGGGGGATTACGCCCTGGCGTGAAGCGCGGGCGGCAGTAATGGCATGTGGTTTCCAGCCGGTAGCCGTGCTGAAAGGATTTGTCAAAGTTGGTGACGAGGTGCTTGACGCCCATGTTGTGAAGAAGGAGAGGCCAGCCAATGGGTAGCATCTTTCGAAAGGGCAGCGAGCAGAGCGGGCAAAGCCAAGCGATTTCAAACCAGCAGGCAGGGTTGGCGAATGCCTTAGCTGAATCAACGGGCGGCTTACGGGCTGACAGCATTTACCACCTGGGGAATTTTACCCGCAACGGGGTCATGCCGTCATTCCTCAAGAGCACGGTCGGCCTTGGCGTACCGATTCAGCAGCAAGAGGCCGAGCTGGCGAACGCCAAGCGCGGGATAATGGACAGCCTGCCGCGTGGAGGTTTGCAGCAACGGGCGCTGATGGAATTGCCCCTGCAACGGCTCTTACAACGGGATATGTTCACGGCTAACCGCAACGCCATTGACGACGCCACCAGGCAGAACCTGTTTAGTGCCGCAACCAATCTCGGCTTCGGGCAGGGCGGGGCCGCGATGAACGGCTTAGGGGCCGCAGCGGGCAATCTGAACAGCCTGGGCCAGCAACGCATGGGACAGAACCAATCCGCACAGCAGGGCATCGGCAAGTTGATCGGCTCAGCGGCAGGCGCAGCGATGGGAATGCCTGGGGTCGGCGGTATGGCCGGTAAAGGCTTCGGAAGCCCTGGCGCGGCGGTCTCTCAGCCTATGCCGGGAATCGGCTCATTCAACGTAGGCAGCAACCCGTTCCTTGTCAATCTGCCGCACTAAGGAGGCTCGCACATGGGCGGATTTGTTCAAGGGTTAGGCCAGGGAATGCAAAATGTGCAGTCGATGCAGGCGGACATCGAAAACCGCAGGCAGCAGGCTGAACTGTTCAAGCTGAAGTCGAAGCAGATGCAGCTTGAAACGGATATGACGGAGCGGCAGATGAAGGCGCAGGCCGATCTGCCGAACATGCTGTTTCAGGCTCCGCAGCAGCGGCAAGTGCCCGTGCAAGGGCCCGGGGCCCCACAAGAGCCAGCCGATAAGGCGGGATTGCTCGCTGGATACAGCCCTGGCGAGCTAGAGCGGGCGGGCGGCGAAAAGGGCGTGCTCAAGCAGTACGCTACCGAAGGCCCGCAGCCTACCGGCATGGCCGATATCCCAGGGACAGGAGGGCCTTTAGCTGGGGTGTCGCCTGAGTTGCAGGGGATCTTTCAAAATATCCTGGTGAGCACGGGCGGCGATATGGGCAAAACCATGTCCACCATTCAAATGCTGGCCCCTGGTCTCTTCCCGCAGAAGCCGCAAGAGTTCGATTTAGCACCAGAGCATACACGGTTCCGGCAAGGGCCGGATGGCAAGGCGGTGCCTATCGCGCAGGGCGCGCCGAAGTACCGCGCCCCTCATGTCGTGCAAGGGTCGCTGGTCGATGACGAAGGCAACGTGCGCTACCAGGCACCAGAAAAGCCCGATAGGCCTTCAATCAAAGAAGTGGATACCCCGCAAGGCAAGCAGTTCATGTCTGTCACGCCTGAAGGGGTCCAGCCTATTGGCCAACCAATCCAGACGGCTCCCGCTGCGCCAAAGTCCATTGACACCGAAAACGCGATTGCGATGGAAATGTTTAACACGGACTACGCCAGCCTTCAGCCGAATGCCAGGGCTGAAGTCAATCGGCGCATCAAGGCTGATAAGCTCGACCTCTACAAAGCGCAAGCTGATGTCATGGTGGCTGCTGCTGGAGAACGGGAGCGCGTCAAGCTCGCAACGCCGGAGAAGCCTTCTGGCGTGGAACGGGAAAAGCTCATCGGCGGGGTCAATACGATTGACCAACTGAACAGGGTAGCAGAACTATACGACCCGTCTCTGGTTGGCCCCACAATGGGAGCCATGTCTGAGTTGCGGGCCAGTCTGCCTGAGAATTGGGGTGGACTGTCACCGAAGCAAGCTGCCCTTTATGGCGCGATCAGCACATTTCGTAACCGCTTAATGAACCTCATTAGTGGAGCGGCAGTCAGTCCTGACGAAGCACGGCGATTGATTTCTGAAATGCCTGACCCTTCCCAAGATCCAGCCGTGTTCGAGGAACGATGGGCGAACTCCTACCGGAACGCAGAAGCGTTGGCGAAAACGCAGCGGCAAGTCTACGGGGAAACGGGCGTAGATCTGCACGGCCTCTCCCCGCTGCCGACTCCGCATCCCAAGTTTGCCAATAAGTTTGCGCAGAACGTCATTCCTCAGCCGCCTCCGGTGAAGGCGAAGCCGAAGGCTGCGCCAGCACAGCAACCAGGCGAAGCCCAGGCCGCGCAACCGCAGGCCGATCAACGGATGCAACAATTAGGGCCGATGGGCCAGCAGATGTATCAGATGCAACCGGACAGCGAAAAGCAAGCATGGCTAGACCGTTACTTCAAAGCAATGGAGGGGAAACAAGGTGCCCCCAAACGATAAAGCACTCGCACAGATGACGCCTGAAGAAGCGGCAATGCAGGACTTATTGCAGCAACAGCCGCCACAAGGACCACAATACGGCATCACGAATAACACGCCTGAACCTGGGATGCTGGGCAAGTATGTAATCCCCGCGATTGCGCCCACACTCGGCAGCATGGCCGGAACCGCAGGCGGTACGATGATCGGCGGGCCGGTTGGTGGCGTAGTCGGCAGCGGACTGGGAAGCGGAGCGGGTGAGGCGGTCAATCAAATGCTCGGCATTACTGACCCCAGCATGACCAACATCGGCATATCAACCGCATTGCCAATGGCCGTTGGCTTTGGGGCCAACGCCTTACGGGCAGGCAAAGCGATGTTCGGGGCAAAGGGAGCTCAGACGCTGAACTCGCTGGCCCCCGAAGAAGCCGCCGCCGCCATTGCGAAGCTACAGCCTGAGATTCCGTCAAAATTTCTCTTTGAATCTGCAACGGAAGGCGGGGCATCTATCCCCATGAAGCGCACCCTGTCATCCATCCAGAACATGATGGACGATCTAGGGGGCGCATCGAAAGGCGTGCAGCAGGCGAACCGGACCGCATTGAATTACCTGAAGGGTCTGCAAGAGAAATTAACGGCCATGCCGAACGGCCTTTCTCCGAAAGACTTACAGCGGGAATTGGCCGGCGCAGGATCGGTGATGCAGTCAGCGAAGGCCAAGGGCGGGGCAGGGCTTGGAGCTATCAAGAACGTATTCAAGTCGATGTCGGATGATCTTGATGAAGTGGCGAACATGGCCGATCAAGTCGGGACGAATCCCGCCATGCTGCTGAAGGAAGCGCGGCAGGTATTCAAGAAGGAGGCCGCGATCAATGAGTTAGACGATGCGATCAGCGGGGCCGTGAAGCAGCTGAGAGGCCAAGGGGCAGACGGTCAGTTCAACGCGAATCTCGTAATGAACGCCATGAAGAAGAACGACTTCATACAGCAGGCGTTCTCTCCGCAAGAAATCAAGGAAATGGAATCGTTGTTTGCGAAGCTCAACCGGATTCCTGCCTTACGACCAGGCGCAGGGCAACAGGCGGGAAGCCGTAGCGTACTGCAAGGCCCTGTCGCTGGAAGCGGCATCGGGGCTGGCATCTCAACCTTGCTCGGTCAGGGGCCATCGCTCGGCGCAGCAGTCGGAGCCGCCGCAGGCGTAGTGCTGCCGCCATTGGCTGAAGCCACAAAGAATGTCGCCGTGGCTATGAGTATGAAGGCTGGACGGCAACTCCTGGGCAAGCTCCTATCTAACAGCGACGGGGCCTTGACCCCGCAAGCCCTCTCGATCATTTCCGCCTATGCTCAAGCGGTGAACGCAGGCGCAGAAAGCGCGGTGACCGGACAATGACCGAAACTATCCGTTATAGCCGCATCTGCCTCCAAGACCTCGACCTTGGCGCAGGCTCCACGCAAGTGACGCTGGCTGATGGGCGAGTCGTGACAATGGATCAAGTCTCCCTGGCCGGCATTGCGCAAGAGGCTGGGGTGATGAGCTTCGATCAGGTGGCGGTGCAATCCGTCAAGCACGCTTCACTCGCTGCCGCGATTACCACGCTGGGCAGTACGGTCGCAACCATCATTATTGCCAACCTGCAAACCATCGCCAGCAATACCACGGCTCCGGCCAACCTCACGTTGCAGTTTGTCGATCAGGGCGAAGTGGCGGTATCAGGCGGGGCCACCTTCACAGTCAGCGGCAGAGTCGTTGCCGCCAACCGCCAAATCTTTTCCGGCTCTGGCACCGTGACCCTTGATGAGAACGTGAACCCGCTGGAGCATGGCTACTGGAAAGGTTCAACCGGACTGCCCTATCTGACCGGATTTCGTGGCGGCAAGAGCACGACCACCACGCCGTTTACGTTGCAGGATGCCGCAGGTACCACAGGGCGCAGGCTGTCACTAGAAGCATCCAGCGCAGGCGGGGCTGAGTTCCAAATGAAGCCAGGGAGCAGCGCCACGCCATCCAGCCAGGTGACAAACGATCTCATCATGCAGCATAAGACGGGCACCGATCTGGAGCAGTTCAGGATCAGGACGGCGAGCAACGTCTACACATTTGATAGCACCTACAGCAACGTGGGCACCCCTCGCCCCATTGCCTTTACGATGGGAGCCCGTATCGACCCCTCTGCCGTGGCTGGCGTGACGGCCATGACCTTGTACGCTGACGCCTCTGTTGATATACATAGCAGCAGCTACACGGCCAACGGGAAGATCTGGGGGGCGACCTATGCACGGTTTGTGGATACGGGAGACAGCGGCACCACGAAAGTTATTCTTGACACTCGTTCAACCACTCCCGCGTCCAATACCGCAGACTCCTGCTTTCATGAATACCGGCGAGGTGGCACGGCTAAATGGTCTGTTGGACTCAATGTTACGGCCACGGCTGTTGATTCTCTTGACTTTTATTCGAGCGGTGGCCGCTTTGTCCGGTTCCTCGACCTTAACAGCGGACCAGTTATTGAGCTTAGCGCCGAGTGCAGCGCCGACCCAGACGCCCCAGCCGCCAACCGCGCCCGCCTCTACCTGATTGACAGCGGCGGTGGCAAAACCATTCTCAAGTGCCGTTTCTCCAGCGGGGCCGTTCAAACGATTTGCACACAACCATGACCGAGAAAGATTACTGCATTATCATTGGGGTGAAGGAGACGGCTATTTACGAGCTGACCAACGAACTCACCCAAGCCAAGAAGGAACTTGAGGCCGCACGAGCCCAATTGAAAGGGTTGGCTCGTGACGGAAACGATACGCTACTCCCCGATCCTGCTTGAAGACCTGGCGCTCGGCATCGGCTCAAAGCAAATTGAATTGGCCGACCGACGTGTCGTGTCCCTGTCTGAAATCAACCTGGATGCTATTTCCGCTTTCCAGGCGTCTCTTTCCACTGATGCCTTCCCTTACAAGGTCCAGCACGATCAATACTTCGGGTTGACTGGATACAAGACGTTTCCGGAAGCCATCGCCGCCATTGGCTCAGAGGACCGTACCCTCTATGTGACCAGGGCGACCGCGATTGATGCCAATATCACCGTGCCCGCCAATGTCCGTCTGGTCCTGTTCATGTCGGGCCAATTCATTCCCGCCTCTGGCGTTACGCTCACCATCTACAGCCCCGAGCAGATCGTGGCGACGGCGGCACAGCATATTTTCGACACCTCGGCGGGCTCCGTGGTGTTCACGAAGCCAGGAACGGTCTACGTAGAATGGTTCGGGGCCGCTCAGGACAACAGCACGGATGACACGGTTGCATTTACCAAGGCCATTGCGTCCAACAGCGGGACGTTAGTACTGCAGGGGAACGGATCGAAATACTACGTCACGGATGAATTTACCGTGTCAGCCCTCAAGGAAATCAGGGGGGTCAATGCGCCGACGATCCGCCAGGGTGGCACGAATAAGCGCATCTTTACCGCTGACAATCCCACTGATCTGACCATCACGGGCCTGCATCTCCAAGGGGAAGGCACAGGCGCGGCCCTGGCGGATACGGGCCTGATCGACATTAACGGCGGGACGCGGGTTCGTATCACGGACAATGAAGTGTATGACGGCAGAAACGGCATTGTGGCGTTTACCGTGACCGATCTCTGGATTGAGCGCAACCATGTCCATGACTTTCGCAAGCAGGGCATCGTGGCAGGCAAGAGTGTGAATTTCCATGTTGATAGTAATGTGGTGCATGGGTGCGATGAAGTAGCAGGGAATGGCGTCTATGGCATTCATGCGACCGGCGACCAGGACGGAGGGGATACGCAGACGCGCAATAGCGTGTCCTTTAACCATATCTACGACATCAAGGCGTGGGATGGGTTCATGACGCATGACGTGGACGGCCTGCAGATCATTGGCAACGATATCCGAGACGTGCGCACAGGAATTGATGTGGGACACCTGGAGTCCACCCATGTCGTCAAGAATATCATTATCGCCAACAACCACATCGAATCCACCACTACTGACACCTGGGCAGCGAGCAATGCTGTCTGCTCTGGTATTGCCATTGTCGGCTACGATTCCACGCACTTGGTAGAAGGCGTCACGATCAGCGGAAATGTCATTAAAGGCTTTGGGGCCTTCAACCAGGCGACAGGGGCGGGCGGGGTCTGGACTTCCAATAGCAGCAATGTGGTCATTACCGGAAACACGATCCGCGAAACCCATACCGTGGCAGCCGGTGAGGCGACGGGCGGCATATTCGTCAATGGAACCGTCCATGCACTGTCTATCATCGGGAACACCATCACGGATGCCGCATCCAATCCGGCCTTGTTCGGGGTGAATTTCTACAATGCCACCGTGGATCAAGTGGCGATTACCGGGAACACCTTCCGCAATGATGCGGCTGGCATGAGCCTGTGCATTGCCACGAAAAACAGCACAGCCCTGACAGGGATGAGCTTGGGCGTCAACGCGTCCAATCTGAGCGTGAATAGCTATTTCTCGCTAGGCGGCGGCACCACCGTGACATGGAACCCCGGCAGCATTCTTGTAGGGTCTGCCACGCTCGACTTCTCGGCTCCTGGGGCGGTGCCTGGGGTGGTCGATGCGACGGTGACAGTCAGCGGGGCAGTGGCCGGCGATAAGGCCATCGTGACGACCCCAGCAGCGTATGGGGCAGGGTTTATTCTGGATGCATTCGGTAGCGCAACGGATACCGTCACCGTCCGGTGGGCGCAAATCTCTGGAGCCGCCGCAGACCCGGACGGAGCAGGCGGCACCTATTCCGTCAAGGTGATCAAATGACGCTACGCGATCTCCTCATCAAGCATGAAGGCATCAAGGGCAAGGTCTATTACGACTCTGAAGGGATCGCCACCATCGGGGTAGGCCGCAACCTGGAAGATGTCGGGCTGACGTACGACGAAGCCATGCTGCTGCTGGATAACGATATCAAGCGGGTGCTCAAGGATTGCTGGCGGGAATTTCCCTGGTTCATTGACTTGAGCGAGGACCGCCAAAGCGTGGTGGCGTCAATGGTGTTTAATCTTGGCTTGGACGGCTTCAAGCAGTTCAAGAAACTCATCAAGGCAATTGAGCGCGAAGATTGGACGGAAGCCGCCTGCCAGATGATCGATAGCAAATGGGCCATACAAGTCAAGGACCGTGCCGTGGAATTAGCGAACATGATGAAAGGGACAGACGCATGACGGATTGGCTTCAGTATGGCGCGAGTGAGATTGTGCAATCCCTGACGGCGTTAGGGGTTGGGGCGGTGATTAAGTATGTGCGGGGCATCAATACCCGCCTCGATACCCTCAACGGCTCGGTCGCCAAGCTGAAAGACTGGTCCATGCAGCATGAGAAGAAGGACACGTCACGATTTAACCGCCTTTTGAAAGGACGCAAGCCATGACCAAAGACGCTCGCAGCACGATTATTGGCATCGTCCTCGCCTGCCTGATTCAAGGGCTTACCTACATCGAAGCCGGAATTGACATCAGCAGCCCGTTATGGTGGGCTGGCCTGGTTGGGTCTTGGGTGTCGGTGATTAAGGGCTATTACCACAACAAACCGGAGCCGCCTGTCATTCCCCCTCTCACACCGGAGGCATGATGCAATGGTTAAAGACGCACTGGGCGCGGTTGGTAGCGTGGCTACGCTCGTCAAGAAAGTCCTCGACCGACTCTGGGGCAATCAAACCAGTGCGCAAGCTCACATCGACCAAGAAACGAAGCAAGCCAAGGCCCAATTCGAGATGGCCTTACGACGCGGTGATTTGGCTGCTTGTAATGCTGCCATTGAGCGGTTGCGCGACCTCCGCGACCAAGCCTCCGCCAGACTCAGCGGCCAATAGGCCCTGCTTTCAATGGCTCATCACGAAGGATCAGGAAGTCTATGTCTACGAGAATGGGGCACTGATTGCCCGCCTAGACACTGAGCCCTTCGACGGCATCATTAGCGGCTGGTGCATCCTGAAGTTTTCCGGCGATACCGCCAGAGAAATCACCCACCTCAACAGTCATCCGTGGAACCAGTAGCTTGACTTCTGCAAGTTCCTCTACTACTAAGCCTTTCTGATGGCAGCAAAACCGCAATTCAGTGACCAGCAGCTGTACAAGGAGTTCTCTATGTCAAACCGATACCAGAGATTTGATGAAATTCTTGCACTGATGCAGTCCACGCATGATGCGAAAGGGCATGACTATGAGGGTGACGGAAGGCCCTACGAGAACTTGCGAGCTGGCGAAGAGTGGAATATAGAGGCATGGAAATATGCCATGATGCGGGCCGATGAGAAAATGCGACGACTAAAGAGCTTTGCTAAAACGGGCACCCTCAAGAATGAGGGTGCCCTTGATTCGTTCCTCGATATAGCCGTTCTCGCAGCGATTGGGTATGTGCTGTTCGAGGAATCGGCTAACAAGGATTCCTCCGCCCAAACCCCTGCGCCAACCCATCTGCAAATCCCCCGCCCTGGTGTTGCTGCGGCGCTGAATAAACTTGGCCGCTTTGTCCCATCGAATTGTTCCACTGCCCTACTCCACCAGGCCCTGACGGAGGATAGTACTGCCAGCTAGTGCCGTCGCTATTGGTGCCCATGATCGGCGCTTGGGCTTGGACCGCTGGGGATGTCTGGCCCGCCAGGTATCCCGCCAGGAAGAGACTCAGGCAGAGCAATGTTTTGTTCATGTTGTCCTCCGTGTGGTTGTAGGTGGGCTCGACTGATCGACACATTCAGATTCATCGCATCCACGATTCGGCTATTGATCGGCTGCACATAGATTTGCGTGGTGTTCAAGTCGCGGTGATTCAGCACGCCCTTGCTAATCGTAATCAGATCCAAATGAGGGGTCAAGTCAGTAGCACAGGTGCGGCGCAAGTCCCGCTGCTGCACATCGCCCAGGCCCGCCCTACGCCTGATCTCCACCCATTGCTCATGCCACCATTCTTTACTGGGTGGGGTACCGCGGCTCCCGATGAAGAGGGCCGACTGTTCAGTAGGCAGGGTGGCAATGTACTGCACCAATAACTCACAGACGAAGCTCGGCAGCGGGACTTGCTGAGTATCCCCGTTCTTCGTGGTGGGCTTCATCATCACCCCTACAGATTGCTCGCCCTGGTGAAATAACTTAATCTCTTGAATCTTCGCCCGCTGAATCTCCCCTGGACGGGAACCCGTATAGAGCAACAGATAGAAATAGACGCGGTGCATCAGCGGTTCACGGTCGATCTCCGTAATGAGCGAGGGGCGTTCTTCTTTCATCACGTACCGCTTTCGACGCGGGAAAGCCCGTCGCTTCACAAGCTTTGCCACGTTCGGGCCTTTGAACATGTCCCATTCAATGGCGCGATTGAGAGCGGTACGGAGGATGGACAAGCACCCATCGGCCTGGACTTGGCTCCGTTTCTTAATGCCGTTGTACCATTCCAGCACGATCAGGGCGGTGAGTGATTCTAAGGGGAGTGGCCGCAACGGGCCAAAATAGAGGTTGAGCTTGCACCGCGTGGGGCGCGGGTCTTTCAATTCCGACACATGGAGACGGTCAAAGGCGGTCAGTAGATCATTCACGGATGCAAATGCGTTCATGATGCCCTCCCTTGCCGACTTATGTACTACGTGGTAGTAGTATCCTGCAAGCTAAAAGATTCTGAAAAATAATTCCATTATGACGCTTGACATGGTGGTAGCACTTTGATATTACTTCGCCGTCACATCATAAGGAGGTTACCTATGGTCGTTATGCCCACGTCAATCAAATTCACCCCCGAACAGCGGCAATGGCTCCAGGCCGAAGCCAAGCGCAGCCATAACGGGAAGATCGGGTCACTGGTTAAGGCCATGGTGGACCGGAAGCGTAAGAGCATAAAGCGTACCAAAGCGGCAACCAAATAGGAGGCCCATCATGCCGAACTTACGCAACCGCTTAGCTGTCGCCGTGCTGAAGGATTTGGAGGCCTCTGCGCCCAAGACCTTCAATGCACTGTCCAACTGGGAATGCCATGCAGGCTTTTGGCTGGCCGAGCTGGCCGAGTGCCCGCGCAATCCTGACCAGCTCACCTATTGGACAGGCCTGCTGGGGATGGCCCTGATTCGTGAACATACGGACTTGACCTTTGCAGAAGCCTGTACCTCGCTGCGGAACCACATGCGGATGCATCAAGTCTTAAAGGAGGGAGCATGACTACCCAGGAAGCGTTCGACATCATGGTGACGCATCTGCGCAAGCAGGGCTGCAAGTCGGAAGATGAGCAGCATCAGAATTGCCTCTACCGAGGCCCGAACGGGCTGAAGTGTGCAGTAGGGGCGCTGATACCTGATGAAGAGTACAAGCCGGAATGGGATGAAGAAGGCACGGCGGCTGGGAGGCTTGACTGTGCGGCTCTGCGCGGGATCGAAGGCGGGTTTCTCTTCGCCATGCAGTGTGCGCACGACCACTCGCCAGTTAGGGAGTGGGAAGAGAAATTCCAGGAGATTGCCGACACATACCATCTCACTATCCCACCCTTGGAGGCTCCCCATGCGTAACACCCTGCGCGATCCATCCGCCTACATTCTCGGCGGGGTGCTGCTCTATACCATCTTAGCCTGTGCGGCGGTGTGGCTGTACGTCAAGTAATACGGAGGCGACCCATGAGCCTAGACGCCTGTGAGCATTGCGGCACGTTCGACGCGGTGATGTGGAGCCTGGACCACGGGAACATTTGTCTGCCGTGCCATGAAAAAGAGCGAGCGAAAGAGCGACAAGCAGAAATCGACAAAGAGCATGACTTGCGAGACTTCTTCCACACGTAGGGAGGCAACCATGTGTCCAGACCAAAGCCCTGAATCATTAGCCGACAGCATGACCGCACAGCAGCGCGTGAAAGCCTGTGAGTGGTTGGAATCTGACCCGTTATTAACTGCCCTGGCCTGGTCGCTGGGGCTGGTGTGGTGCCTGATTTTCTGGGGTGCCCTGGCCTGGTGGTTTGACCTGTTGCCGAACTGGAGCTGGCTATGAGTGTCCTGGGCTGGATTCTCCTGGCCTGTATGTGGGGCGTGCTGTTCTACGGCTGCACGCACTGGTACCGGCAGCTGCTGGATACGCGGGAAGGCAAGTATGGCTGGGTGCGTAAAAACGGGGTGCTGCGATGAACCATTACTTCATGCGCCGCATCAGAATCTTTCAAGACAATCCGATCCGCCGGCCAACCGAACAGGCTGAAGCGAAGGCCCGCAAGGTCGGCACGGTCAAAGGCATCGCCACACGGATGGCAGAAAGGATGGTGGCGCAGCTTGCCGAACAAGAAACCCAAGCGTGGCAACTATGTGCCGGGGGAACAGTATCACAAGGGCCTCACCGCCTCCAGGCGAGCCGGGGCAAACAAGCTGAAACGCTATAGGAAGATGACGCAATTGCTAGATGAGTTTTTAGGGAGGAAGAAATGATCTATATCTGCATAACGGACAAGGTGCAGGAGTTGATTGAAGCCCCGAACCACGTAACTGCCGCTGCCTCCATGCGCAACTTGCATGACGATCTAGATGTCAGGGGCTATGCGGCAAGCGACGAGGAAGTGGCCTGGGGCAAGCGTAACGGGCTTAACGTGCGATCAGTGGAGGAGTCATTCTCATGAGGCGACCCGCAAAGCGTACCCCGATGGACGTGACGCCGGAAATGCTGCTGGCGGATTTGAAGCGCGTCTACCTGACGCAGGGCGAGAAGATGTCCACCTATGTGTATCGGCGGCATGGCACCTACTCCGACAGCGCCTTGACACGCCGCTTTGGCTCATGGAATCGGGCCTTAGCCCTGGCCTGCATCCCACAGAACCATCAAACCTGCAAGCCGCCGACCGATGAAGCGGCTTTCCAGCCTATCGAGAAGCCCAAGCGCCATCGCTGCCCCAAGTGCGACAAGTTCCACGTCAGTATCAACTACACCTGTCTGCGCTGTTCACGGCGGACCTATGACGGCACGGTGGCGGAGGGATGGGAGGCGGTATGCTGAGTGACAAGCAGAAGGAAGCTCGAGAGCAGGCCATTGGCAGCTCTGATGCGCCTGTGGTGGCCGGGGTGAGCACCTACTGTTCACCGCTCGAGCTGTATTACAAATTGCACGGCGAGTTGCCACGCTATGACGAGAACGAAACATGGGAGCAGAAGGCCGGCAGCAAGTTTGAGCCGGTGATTGCGGAGATCGTGGCGGAAGAATTGGGCCTGAAGATCCGCCGTTGCCCGACGCGAAAGCACCCGAAATATAGCTTTATGGCAGCCAATCTGGATTACGAAATTGTGAGCAATCCGAAAGGCCCCGGCATCCTTGAGATTAAGCGCCGATCCGGTGCGCGGTTCGATGTGCTGCCCGATGATATTGCCTTGCAAGTGGCCCATCAAATGGCCGTGACGAATCGAGACTGGGGCAAGGTTGCCGTACTCTTTGGATGGGGCAAGCCAGTTGTGTTCGATGTGGAGCGCGACAGAGAGGTGGAGGAATACCTGATTCAGCTCGAGGCCCGTTTTATGGTTCGCGTCAAAGCGGGCGATCCGCCCACCGAGACATGGACACCGGAGACGGTTGACCTGCTGAAGAAGCTCTACCCGCGAGATAGCGGGAAGGTGATCGAGCTACCGTCAGAAGAAGCCGTCAAGATGGTAAATGCCTTTCTGTACTACAAGGAGCAGGAGAAAGTCATAGCAGGACTCAAGGCCGAGCATGAAGGCTGGCTCAAGGAACAGATCGCCGGGGCCTCCGGAGCCAAGCTCCCGGGCTACTCTATCTCGTGGAAGGCCACCAAGGACGGCAAGACCTTTGACGAGGCGGCATTTGCCTTAGCCCACCCAGACCTCTACGCACAATTTCAAAAACCAAAACCAGGGCACCGCGTATTCCGCGTGACCCCATCCAAGGAGATCACATGCACGAAGTAGCCATTCGAGAAACGACCCAACCAACATTTAGCCTGACCCCTAGGAATTTAGAGGAAGCCCTGAAGTTTGCCGACATCATGAGCAAGTCAGACCTGGTGCCTAAAGATTTCAAGGACAAACCGGGGAATATCCTGGTTGCCATCCAGAAGGGCCTCGAGATTGGGCTGAGCCCGATGGCGGCGCTTGAGTCTATCGCTGTCATCAATGGTCGAGCCTCACTCTGGGGCGATGCCTTGCTTGGGCTGGTGCAGGTTTCCCCGCAGTATGAATGGCACAACGAAGCTGAGAGTGTTCCGACTAAGGGCGTGTGTATTGTGAAGCGCAAGGGTCACGAGCCGCACCGCGTTGAGTTCTCCCTTGAGGATGCGAAACGCGCTGGACTGCTTGGAAAGCCTGGTCCCTGGCAACAATACACCGCCCGCATGTTGACCCTTCGCGCTCGAGCCTTCGCATTGCGTGATAAGTTTGCTGACGTGCTCAATGGTCTGAGCATGGCCGAAGAGGCATTAGACATCCCGCAACCGCAACAGAAATTCAAGGTGACTGCGGAGGTTCATTCTGTCACGCCGCCCAGCCTCAAGGATAAGCTCAAGCAGCGACTCGAGGAACCTGTCTCCGTCGTCGAACCTGTCACGCCGGATGTCCTGCCCTTGCAGCAAGCCGCCGAGTCCTTGGCCGGCGAACCTGTTGACATCACGGTGCATGACGCCAGCGAGCCCGCCCCGTTTATCTGGCGAGTCGGCAAGGACCACAAGGGCAAGCCGATTGACGAAATCCCCTTAGATTACCTGGAATGGTTTGCGAAGAACGGGAAGATTGAGGACCACCGGCTGGCGGCTCAGGCGGCAGTCGATTGGGCCAAGGGGCAGACGGCATTGGGGTCTGAGGACGTGGCATAGGGAGTGAGCATGGCTAAATTACCCTGGTTCCCGTTCTATCCTGCAGATTTTCTTGGCGCTGAAAAGGTGCAGCTGATGACGAATGAACAGGTTGGTATGTATGTCAAATTGCTCTGTTATCAGTGGATGGAAGGCAGCATCCCCGAGAAGTCTAGCAGTGCTATAGCGGTGCTACGACTTGGCTGGGGCGACGAGAATGAGATGAAAGATTTCCAAAATGTTTTGGAGACGTGTTTCGTCAAACATCCGTCAGAAAAAGGGCGACTCATCAACAAACGACTCGACGCAATCCGCTGTGAACAAGAGGAAATTTCTATTAAAAAACAAGAGGCTGGACGTGCTGGAGGGTATGCCAAGGCAAGGCTAGCAGTGCTAGTTTCCTGCCAGGATTCTGCTACTAGCAAACGTGTAGCAAAATCTAGCTATTCAGAATCAGAATCAAAGTCAGAATCAAACTCAGATATAGGATTGTCGGAACAACGACCCGCCGCCGTTCTTCCGAACGGCTCAACCCCCAAAAAAGTTGTCAACAGGGGAAGTGCGATCCCTGATGATTTTGTCTTTAACGAACGGGCTGAGGCCATGGCGCAAGGCTATCGATTGAACCCGCACAAAGAACTCGCAGCCTTTCGGGACTATCACATTGCCAACGGAACGGTATTCCGCGACTGGCAAGCCGCCTTCCGCACTTGGCTCCGTAATGCCGTGAAGTTTGCGGCGAAGGGGGGACGATGAAATTGATGTATAGCAGAAAGTGTTTCCCATGCTGTGCGTGCGGGAAGCTGCAAGATCCACGGCGCATGTCCTGGGTGAAGCAGCCAGCCTCAAAACGATTAGTGCGGGCTTGCCATGATTGCTACGTGAATTACATGAACATCTATGCGTACAGAACGGGGAGACGGTAATGAACTGTCCCGACTGCGACCGAGACGTGCATGGGACGGTGTGTACCTGCGGCTGGATTAAACCCGGCAGCAGCAAAGTCATCTGGCGCAATACCGAGTCTGTCCAGCCCACCAACGGCTGCACGAAAGAGCAGTTCGGGATGGGCCTCTACGAAACCGTGTTGCTAGTAGGCGGCATCATGCAGCTTCGAACAGCCTTGGGCCATGTCGCCATGGGCGAATTGGAACCGCGAGATTTCAAAGAACGGGAGGTCAAGTTGATCAATCAACTACGCACAGCCTTGCTGGCGCTGAAGGCGGACGATCTCACGCAAGTCGTGAGGCGGTATCCGTGGGTGGCGGCGCTATGACGTTCTCGATAGTCGGACAGATCCCATCCGGTAAGAACGCCGTGATTGTCACGCGCAGCGGCATGCGGTTTCCGTCCAAGCGATTCAAGGCATGGCGGGATGAGGTGGTGCCGCAGCTCACAATGCAGCGAGGGGAATGCACTCTATTCCCCCTACAAGCGCCGATCTCCCTCGAATGCGAGTACACCCCAGGTGATAGGCGCACGCGGGATGTGAGCGGCATGCTCGACGCCTTGTTTCATGTGATCGTCAAAGCTGGCCTCCTGGTCGATGACGGGCTGGTCCGGGCGGTGACGTGGAGGCGGATGGAGATGGATCGAGACAAACCGGGGTTGCGGTTTACCCTGACCCACGAAAGGAGCGCGGGATGAGTGAGGGGATAAAATGGCTGATTGACTTAGGGTGGTTTGGGGAATTGCCAGACGATGAAACGTGCTCAAAGTGTGACGGAGAGGGCTATGTGGTCGCTGATTGTTTCGAGGATACCTGTTGCTGCGAAGATCCTGACGTAGAGCACGGCTCTATACCTTGCCCACTGTGTACGGCAAGGCCGGTGCCCCATGACTGACGCGGGGTGGGCGGAGCGTAAAGGGACAATACCGTGCAAAGTCTGTGGCGAGAAATCCAACATGAAGTTTTGCTCAATGGGGTGTGCGCTCAAGTTTAACGACATGAAGCGAGCAAAGATCGCGCTCCAGCGCGGCAGGGGAGGGAAGGGGTGATATGAAGATTGTAATTAACAGTTGTTACGGTGGGTTCAGTTTGTCACGAGAGGCTGTGAAGCTACTGGCGGCAAAGAATGGGCGGGAGTGCTATTTCTTCGGCGCAAGGAAGCCAGATGGAGGCATTGACCTTGATATATATGGGCCAGATGATGAATCGTCTATGTTCTGGAATGCTTTTGATATTCCCAACCCAAATGAAGTGCTGAAAGACGGCAAGCCGTGGCATGAGATGTCTATGGAAGAACGCGGCGAGCGTAACAGCCTTTACGACAAGCACTCTCTCAATAAGCGACCAGATAACAGAACTGATCCACTGTTGATTGAGGTAGTGGAGCAGCTTGGGGAAGCCGCTAATGGTGATTGCGCGAAGCTCAAAGTCATAGAAATACCGGATGGTATCGAATACGAGATTCAGGAATATGACGGCGTTGAGTCCGTTCACCAAGTGCATTCAAGTTGGCCCTAACCGCCACAGAAAGGGGCTGGGGATGGAGGAACGATTTGACTATGACGGTCTACTGGGAGTGAATAGCGATCTTCGCGAGCAACTAGCCGACGCGCAGGCCGCGGTGGAGGCGTTGCAGCGGGAGAGGGATGAGTGGCGTAGTAATGCTGTTGCGCAAGAGGCCCGCGCGAACGACCTTGAGAGAGACTGTAAGGATCTGCAATCAGACATTGAGGACGAGCGGGCGAAGGTGAAGGGGTTGCATGAAATAACGAAGGTAATATGTACTCATTGCTGTGAGCCTATGGAAATTCCTTCTAAGGCGGTACTACAAACCCAACTGACGCAGATCCAGGCGTTGGTGCGGGCGTTGCCAGAGATGTTTGGGACAATTACAGTTGAACAAATTTCGCAGACAGGAACAAATTGGGCCTTGTTTGACGCTGGAGGATGGCTCGCTACAGTAGATGGAGAGAGTACGGCGAAGGCGTTGAAGTCACTGTTGCAGCATCGCGCCACCCTGGATGCCACGACGCCAGCCGTCTGCCCAGATTGTGACGGAGATGGCGCAGTAGACAGTGGTGGGACTGACCCGAATGGGAACCCCTTAATGCGCCGGTGTGGATGCCGTGAGAAAGGAGGCGACGTTGAGTGAGACATACACAACCTACGGCATCGAGCCGGATAAGCAGTTTGACGAACTGCAAACCCTCCGCGACGAGCGGGACCGGCTGCGGCGGTTGATAGAACCACTGTTAAAAATGACGCCTGAGCGTCCCAATGCTATCACCTGGGAGAATGGTGTGCAGATCATCAATTACGTTCAAGACATACTGAAAGCCGCCTTGACGCCAGCGGGGGGAGGGCAGGGAAATGGGTGTTAAGCAGATCACGACTTTTGAGTGCGATCTTTGCCAGAGCAAAACGACGGCCTCTATTTCGTGCGTGCCTAAAGGATGGGTGCAAATTTCTATAGATGGCGTCCTCGATAGAACGTGGGATGAGAAGGCGGTATGCGTGGCGTGCTTAAAGCTCATTGACCAGAAACGAAAGGCGAACCCATGACCACGCCAGCGGGCCAGCGGTGGACGCGCCATAGCCTCAAGTGTTGGCCTGCATTCTTTCAGGCCATAATCGACGGCACCAAGACGTTTGAAATCCGCTTGAATGACCGGGGCTATCAAGATGGTGACGTGTTGGAGTTGTCTGAATATGACCACATACGCGGAGAATTTACAGGTAGGCAAATAAAAAAGCGTGTCACGTTTATCACAGACTGGGAGCAAAAGCCTGGTTACGTTGTTATGGCGATTGGCCCCCTCACCCACAACGAGGCGACGGAATGAGTGAGCCGATAATAGATAGAAAACGATTTCGGTTGTTTTGGTGGCATGAGTGGCAATGGCTTTGGGATAAGGATCGCTACAACTGGATTGATATTCACTGGATCTGGGTTCATACAGAGTACTCGTCATACAAGTATTCTGGTGAGGTCAATTTGGGTCTGTTCGGGTTCTGCATAAGCATGGATTGGTACTACGGCAAGCTAGAGAAAGACGAGGTGACATGATGGATGAGTATGTTGCCGCTGAGCAGTGCGTGCGGATTGTGAAAGAAACCATGCCGGATAGTTCAATTGA